TGTTGCAAGAAAGCAATGATATTGACGAGGCCGGGGGGTGAAAAGTCCATGGCCGACTGCCTTCTAGACCGCTCTCTCCCCCACGCGCAGAATTTTTTCCCATTTTGGAGATTTGTTAATGGCATTAACAGGCAAAAAGAAGCTGTTTGCCGATGCCGTGTTGGGCGGAAAGTCTAATAAAGACGCGGCTATCGCGGCAGGATACAGCGCCGCGACGGCGTCCGCGGCCGGGTCACGTCTTGTTAAAGATGGCGCGGTGGTCGAGTACCTGGCGAAGTGTCGCGAGGCAGCTGCAAATAACGTGCCGCCGCCAAGTGGTTTTCCTGCCTTCGATCTAACCAAGGCGCTGCAGCACTCGGATCCTAAAATGTTTCTCCTGGCCGCCATGAACGATGTTGAGCTGGAAGGAAAGTTGCGAATAGATGCAGCCAAGGCATTGATGCCGTTCGTGCATCCAAAGGTCGGCGAGGCTGGGAAGAAAGATCAAAGACAGGATGCAGCTAAAAAAGCTGGCGCCGGAAAATTCGCGGCGGCAGCACCTCCGAAGCTGGTGGTAAACAACCGAAAGTGATTTGATGGAATGGAAAACAAGCTGCGTGGATTGGGCGGAAAGGCTCAAGCGCGGTGATTCCATCATTCCGCCACCGATCTTTCTGGAGCAGGCCGAACAGGCGTTGGCCGTCTTCAAGCAACTTAAGATCGTCGATGCGCCAGGCAGCCCAACATTTGGCGAGTCATGCGCCGAATGGGTTTTCGACCTGGTGGCGTCGATCTTTGGCGCCTATGATCCAGAGAGCGGCCGGCGGTTGATCACCGAGTGGTTTATCTGCCTGCCAAAGAAAAATTCCAAATCCACTATTGCAGCCGGAATCATGATGACAGCGGTCATCCTGAATTGGCGGCAGTCGGCCGAGTTTGCGATTCTAGCGCCGACTATCGAAGTGGCTGGTAACAGCTTTAGCCCCAGCCGGGACATGGTGAAACATGATCCAGATCTGGACGATCTGCTACAGGTTCAGACTCACATCAAGACAATTACCCATCGCGAGAGTGGAGCGACGTTGAAAGTTGTGGCTGCGGACTCGAACACGGTTGGCGGCAAGAAAAGCGTTGGTACGCTGGTAGATGAATTGTGGTTGTTCGTGAAGCAGCCAGGCGCGGAAAACATGCTGCGCGAGGCAATCGGCGGTCTTGCGTCGAGGCCGGAAGGCTTTGTTATTTATCTGACGACGCAATCCGACGACCCGCCAGCCGGTGTGTTTCGCCAGAAACTGCAGTATGCGCGGGACGTGCGCGACGGGATTGTCGTGGATCCGTGTTTTGTCCCGGTGATCTTTGAGCACCCGCCCGACATGGTGAAGAAGAAAGAGCACCTCAAGGTGGAAAACCTTGGCATGGTCAATCCGAATCTTGGGTATTCGGTTGATCGTGCGTTCCTTGAGCGAGAGTTCAGGAAGGCGCAAACCGAAGGCGAAGAGTCGTTTCGCGGCTTCCTTGCCAAGCATGGAAATGTCGAAATCGGCCTGGCATTGCGTTCTGACCGCTGGGCAGGCGCGGATTTCTGGGAAGTGCAGGGAGTCTTGCCCGGCCTGACACTTGAGCAGTTGCTTGAAGTGTCGGAGGTCGTCGACGTGGGCATCGATGGTGGCGGATTAGACGATCTCTTAGGTCTCGCCGTCGTCGGCCGGCACAAGGTCACGCGCGATTGGCTGCTGTGGACGCGGGCATGGGCACATCCGTCTGTATTGGAGCGTCGGAAGGCTGAGGCGGCACGGTTCGCCGACTTCGCCAAGCAGGGCGATTTGATCCTTGTCGACAAGATCGGAACCGATGTCACCGACATTGCGGAGATTGTCGCTCAGATTGAAAAGTCGGGTTTGCTCGACAAGGTTGGCGCCGATCCTGCCGGTGTTGGCGGAATTCTTGATGCACTGGTAGACGCGGATGTGCCGGAAGAAAAAATCATCGGGATCTCGCAGGGATGGCGCCTTGGTGGCGCTATCAAAACTGCCGAACGCAAGTTGGCTGAGGGTGTGATTCGGCACGGCGGCCAACCGATGATGAACTGGTGCGTCGGTAACGCGAAGGTAGAGCCACGAGGTAACGCCATTCTCATTACAAAACAAGCTTCGGGATCCGCAAAAATCGATCCTTTAATGGCGACGTTTAACGCGGTTTCGCTCATGGCACTGAATCCCGAAGCGATAAAAGCTTCGGTCTACGAGTCGCGCGGCATAAGGATGATTTAAGACTATGGGTATATTTGATCGATTATGGGCTGGCAAGGCGGCAGGCGACCAGCCGCTTCTAGATCAGGTGGCCAAGCCACGACCGCAAGCGATGGGTGGTTCGCAGTTCACGGGGCTTGATGACCCGGATTTGCTGGAGTACATGCGCGCCGGCTCAGAAACCGCCGCGGGTGTTTATGTCAATGCCAGCAAGTCGTTACAAAACATGGCGCTGCTACGCTGCGTCACTTTGATTTCCGAATCGATTGGTATGTTGCCGCTCAATTTGATGATGCGGGGAAGCAATAAGCAACAGGCAGTCGATCATCCGGTCTATGTTCTCTTGAAATCGACGCCGAATTCCTGGCAAACCGCTTATGAGTTGAAGAGCCTGTTGCAGTTGCACGTCATGACGCACGGTAATGCCTATGCCCGAGTGATCTGGTCGCGCGGGCGACCAATAAAACTGATTCCAATGCTGCCGTCACAAGTGACGCCTAAGCTGGATGACCAGTGGAACATGACTTACGTATACACGCGTAAGGATGGCGCGCAAATAACGCTGCCCGCCAACGAAGTTTTGCATTTGCGGGATCTGTCCGAAGATGGAATCACAGGGTTGTCACGGGTGAGGCTCGCCCGCGAGGCAATCGGTATAGCCCAGCAGGCTGAGCGCGCGGCAGCCAGGTTGTTCAAAAACGGGGTAATGGCCGGTGGCGCGGTGTCCACGGACAAGGCATTGAGTGATCAGGCATATGCCCGGTTGCAGCAGTCCATAGATGCAAAGAGCGGTGCGGATCAGGCGCACAAATGGATGATATTCGAGGAAGGTCTGAAGGGCGAAAAATGGGCCCAGACAGCTTCCGATGCCCAACATATCGAAAATCGGAACCATCAAATCGAGGAAGTCGCCCGAGCGTTTGGCGTGCCTCGACCTCTGCTGATGATGGATGACACGTCATGGGGCAGCGGCATCGAGCAGCTTGGTATTTTCTTTGTCCAGTACGCGCTGCAGCATTGGTTCACCGTGTGGGAGCAGGCGACCGAACGTACCTTGCTGAGTCCAGAAGAGAGAAAGACCTTGTATGTGAAATTCAACGAGCGCGCACTCCTGCGCGGTACGCTGAAAGATCAGGCCGAGTTCTTTACAAAGGCACTAGGTTCTGGCGGTCAGGCGCCATTCATGTCGCAAAACGAAGTTCGCGACCTTCAAGATATGCCTCGTTCAAATGATCCAGGGACCGACATCGTGCGGCCTCCAAATATAGCAAGGAATGCCAATGAGCCTGTTAAAACTCCCTGAAATCCGTGCCAGCCATAGTATCGGCGCGGCCCAGTTCGACATGCGGCCGGATGCCCTAGAGCGATGGGATCCGGAAGTGCGCGCTGCGGTCGATGGCGAAGCATCAATTTCCATTTACGAGGCAATCGGCCAATCGTGGGATGGATCTGGCGTGACGGCGAGTCGCATTTCGGCGGCCCTTCGTAACATCGGCGCGCGGGACGTAGTGGTGAATATCAATTCGCCGGGCGGCGATTTCTTCGAAGGTGTTGCGATATACAACCTTCTACGCGGGCACAAGGCCAAGGTTACGGTAAAGGTCATGGGATTGGCAGCATCAGCGGCGTCTTTGGCAGCGATGGCGGGCGACGAGATCTTGATGGGCGATGGCGCGTTCCTCATGATCCATAACGCTTGGGCCGTGGCTGTCGGCAATCGTCATGATCTGCTGGCAGCATCGGAGCAGTTGGCTCCTTTTGATGCAGCTATGGCAGACGTATATGCCGCGCGGGCGGGCATTAGCGCTGCGGAGGCGGCGGCCATGATGGACAAAGAGACATGGATCGGCGCAACGCAAGCGGTAAAGGATGGGTTTGCGACCGGTCTTGTTGAGCGCGATGAAATCACACATGACACACAGGCGCAAGGTGGCAGAAAGCATCTTGCGCTGGTCGAGGCATCAAT